TCAAGCTGAATGTAATTAAATATTTGTTGTGACGTTGCGCCCCGAATCCCGTATGCGTTATTTAGGCGGGTAAATGCTCCAGAAGTTCCGGCAACTCGATAGCTAATGTAGAAAAAACTATACCGTTCAGTAGTTGTTGAGACAAGGTTTGAAGAATGTATGTCAGTGTATAAAACCGTGCCTTCGTTTAAAATATTTCCTTTGTAATCCAAGCACGCACGGTTATCGCACTCGTCATAACCCTTGGAAGTGTCAAAATTAGTTAGCCCGTTAATGCGTGTGCCTAAGGTAGATCTGATGCCAAACTCAACTGTTTTACACGGCCTTGTTGTTGATACGCTTGCAATAGCACAACGCATAATATGGCCATCAGTTGTTGCGACATTACGAGGCTCAGGACCACTACCAGCAAGCGACTGGTTAAGCCATGTGTCGCCGTCTTTTTCTATTTGTGATTGACTATTTGTGCTAACGACTCCGGTACGGACTGTTTTGAATGTTGCCTCAACAGTTAGTGTCGCTCCGTCAACTTCAGACTTAAATGGTCCATTGGTTCTGTTAGTACAAATTGCCAATCCAGTACCAATTTTATACAACTCTCCTACAACAATAGAATCATCCCAGCTTTGTTGACGGCCTGCGACGACAGAGGCAATGTCCTTGCATTTCTCGACATATGCGTCTTTAATAGAAAACCAACTTACAAAAGTGAATGAGTTGCTAGTCGTCGATGGACCCTGCCAACTCGCAGTATTACGATCAAATTTAAACTTTGGATACACCTGAGATGTTGTAACGTCAAGCTGTGAAAACGTAACAGATCCGCTGCTCATCGACGCACTAGTAAGAACAGTTGTCCCGTCAATGCTTGTTGTGCTTGTAGAAAGAGAAGGCCCTGAATAAGAAGGAGCTGTAAGCCCGATTTCTTGCTGGGTGTCGTCTTCTACAAGGATTTTGTGAAACTGAACTACTTTTATGTCATCTTCGGGATCGTCAGCGGTAAGATCATTTTTAAATCTAAGCTTAAACTTACTTGCCTTGAGTAATTCAAGCTCTGTGTCAACTGCGTTGTTATTACTAATGCTGTCCAGACCGCTGCTATTAAAAGAAATATTCACGGCAATATATGCCTTATTTGATCCTGCTACGTTTGTGATGTCAGTTATGGTAGTTCCCGGCCATGCAACAGTAACGCTATTGCCTACAACTACTGTAGTAATGCTTACACTCAGCCTGTTTAGAAGGCTTTGAGCTAAATCTTCAATGTTGCTGCTTTTGAAACGAGAAACAGCTTTTTTGTTGGAGCCCGATCCTGTATCAAACTGCTTTACATAACCCGCTGGAGTTTCTGGGGTAATTAGCTCTTTTTCGATTACCCATGAACCTGTATTTGTAAGATCTTCAATGTCACGACTAAAAGTAGTGTCCTTGTCACTTGAAGAAAAAAGCTTATAAGTGGTTGTGCCACCGATAGCTCCCAGCCCTGAAGACGTGATCCCGCTGCGCGATCCATAAAATGCTTGAGCCTTTTTGCGGCTTGCGTATTTTGCCTCGTCTAATACGCATTTAACTTCAGTCTTTCCCTCGTCGCCTTCAGGTAGCAGCTGTGCCCGTACCTGCGGCTCAAACGTCGGGTTAGGACGCATCCCAAAATCATTGCCGCAAAAAGCGTACACACCAAATGTTGTCTGGTTAGCTGGCTTCTGAGTCGCAGAAAAATGCTGAGTTATATTATTTCCGACACGAACGCCAAACACTTCTGAACCGGCTAAGTTGCTGCTATTTCCTACGTCTTCGCTTGCACTTCGCCCGTAAACGTGATCTCCTGGTGCAATACGAGTTGTAAGACCACTTGCATATCTTGCGTATACTGCCATCCTCGAACCAATCTGGTTGGCAGTTGTATTGCCAAAGTCATAGCTAGTTAAAGTATTGCCACCAGACGCAAAATTGCTGGGCTCAATAGCGGCTATTGGTCCCTCACCGACCAGAAAGATCGCCCGTAGCATCTGCGATCCACCCAGGCTATAAATTTGCGACCAGAGCAGTTGCGTATTAACTCGAACGCCGCCATAGACAATAGATGCAATCGTTTCTTTATTTGTATAAACAAGCGGAATAATTGATCCTAAGGTTGAAATCTCTTGCGTTGAATTGAAGCCGTATCTTGGTGCAAAGCGTTGGTTCTGTGTTGTTGTTTGGCCGCCGCTACTTGTCGCCCTTAATTCGGGCGGTCTGCCTGGTTCGTTTTGGTCAAATGATGGCTTTGGTCTTAGCAGCGTCGAAACAACAGTTAGGCCAACGCCAATTACTAAATTGGCGATTGCAATAATTGTGGCTGTTTCAAGTACCCCTGCAATAACAGCAGGTTCAGGAGCTTCTGCGCTGCGCTTTCGTACCTCAGCCTTAAACCAGGAATACTCCTCATCAGTTAGCCCCAGCATCGAGGCAAGATACTTATCAGATGGAAGTAAGCTGCTCATTTCACAAATCGACGATACTGAGATTCTCGCATGGCTCGTGGTGGTAACCAGCACACGCCACGCTTGTGATGAACAACTAAAACGCCGTTCTCTACTACGATACCGACGCCAAGACCGCTTGCGCCATTTTCAAACATGCAGACTGCATGCTCTTCCATTTCTGGCAATACCTCCGTTGCTTCATTCCATAGCGCCTGCAATTCTTCCCATTTACCTGCAGTTGCTAATTCCATCCACTTGTAATCAAACGGTGGGTGATAAACACCAACTGAATCCAATATCGCCCAGACCATGATTACACAATCAGCACCCCGGCCATGCTTCGGGTGCTCCCCAAATGAATGAGGCAGGCCAACCCAGGGCTTCCAATCAATCATCAGCTAACGACCAACGAACCAGATGTTGGTAACGCCCCAACAAGTTTGGTGTTCAAGACACGCCTTGGAACGTCTGACGCAACAGCATCCAGCGGTGAAGTTAGTTTCAACAGCACCTTCTCTGTATCCATGTCGTAACTAGCGACACGCCATAGCTCAGATCGAATCAGTGCAACATCACTAAAGTTCGTCACATCGAGGCTGACAGTTTTTAGATCCAATAACCAACGGCTTTGAACGGCTTCTGCAAAAATGTTTACGCTAATTTCGTTAGTGGCAGCGCCTAGCACTGCTTCGGATCGGTCGCCGCCCTTACTGCCTGCACCAGTCGAAACAGCAAAGGGCAGAAAGCTATATGTGACTCCGCTGTAAGTTCTTGTTAAATTGACTGAAAAATTTTGATAGGCGTAAACGGTTGGTGTGGACGAGTCCTGCATAAACCGTGCATAGTTGACGAAGGCAAATGTGTCCATTAGCTAAGTCCTACTTTTTTCCTTGTTTTAACACTACCTTGTAAAGCCGAGAGTGTCAGCGATCTGCCGCGTTCAGCCGCCTGAGCCATGCCCTGACGATGCTGTTCTGCTGTGACGTACTCGACGTTATTTATGACCGTCGATTCATATCGAATGTCCAGCGGTTGCATGGCTTTGGCTTGCTGGTTGTTCAGCTGTTCGCGGGTGCTAGCAAAGGCTGGTTGGCGGTCCAGCTGTTCGCGGGTGCTGGTAGCGGCTTGCTGGTTGTTCAGCTGCTGACGGGTTTCGCTATTAGATAGCACCCTGCCGCTGGTGGATGGAACCATGAGCTCTATTCCACGTTCGCCCACGATGTAGGGCGTGTTTGCGCTGACCGGGCCGCCGTTTGCACGAAGACCTCCTCTTGAAGCTATGTCCGTAAAAATATCGCCACCGCCGTTTGCACGAAGACCTCCTCTTGAAGCTATGTCCGTAAAAATATCGCCACCGCCACCACCGCCACCACCGCCACCGCCACTTAAACCTGCAAAAGCTTTGGCCAGACCAATAGCTATGTACGTTGCAATCATCTTCGCAGCTTCCCTAAGCAGGATCTGCCCTATGTCTTTCAAAAAGTCAGAAAAGACTTCTTGAGCTGTCTTTGTGCCTTCAATCAGACCCACAACGCCATCTGTGAGAGCGCTACCCACAGCATTTCCAATACTCTGTGAGACCCGAATTGACAGCGCCTCAAGATCTTCAAGCTCCCGTTTGGCGTCCCCTATGAAATTGGCAATCTTGACGCCAGGCTCGAGCGCTGCTTGAGCACGAGCATCCACAGCAGTTGCTTGACTCTCAGCAGCAGCGCTGATAGCTACCTGCTGTTCGGGAGTCGCTTGCTTCAACAAGCGGTTCCTTTCCCGCAGAATTTCAAGCTTTTTAAGCTCGGCTTGAATCAGCTCGGGAGCGACTCCTTCAGCTTGCAACCTGTTACGTAATTTAAGATTTTCAATTTCGCTCTCGATGTCCCTTACTTGAAGCGCGCTTTGCTGAATGAACTGCGTGGCTTCCTCCACGCCAAGCCTCTCGCGCTTTAGCTCGTTGATTCTCTCGAGCTTGGTCATATACACCTCACTCTGCTTCAGCACGGCATCCATCGCACGCTTGCGCTCGCTTTCACTTAACTGCTCGCGGTTATTGATCCCTGCTTTGATCTCATCCAGCTCGCGGGCGGAAATTGCGATCTGAGCTAGGTTCGCTGCTTCAAGAGCGGTGCGCGCTGGAGTGAAAGCAGCATCAGCGTTGGTTGAAACTGCGTCGTAAGTGAATTTGAGCTCTGCAAGCTGATCCTCGTACTGCTCAACTGCGACTTTTGGGAACGCTGCTTTGGCGATGCGCTCAAAGGCTTCCACAGTCTGTGCTTCGGTGATTGCGACCTGCAACAAACGTACGCGGTCCATGGCGCTAGCCACGTTGCTCACAGCTTCGGCGTAGCGTTGCGTAGTCGCAGCTGCGTCAGGAAGCTCAGTATTTGCAGTGGAAGCTGCCTGGTTTTCGCTAGCACGAGCAGCTTGTGGCCCAGTTGGGCTGGCTGTCGACGCTCGGCTCCCGTGAAGGAAAATATTGCCTGTTTTAAGAGAAGTGGCTTGGACGCCGCCCGCACCACCTAAGGAAGGCGTACCTACAGGTGTAGGGACGAGCGTGCCAGCAGGTACAGCAATGTCAATAGCACCACCACCAGAGCGCCTGCCGTGCACTTCCTGCTCTCGAGCCAGTGCTTTACGCAGCTTGGCTTCGTCAAACATATTCTTGACATCGATCTTGGCATTGCTCAGCTGGATGTACTCGAGTCCCTGACCTTGCCAAGCCTTGATGATGGCGGTTGCCTCATCAACGACAGCCTGCTTATTGCCGGTGGGGCTTCGTATGTCAAGGTGAGGTCCGGTGCTACGCCCTGTGCTTCCAACCAAGAAACCAGCAGATACACCAGAGGCAGCGGGTGTAGTACCGCCGGCAGCCCGTTGCCGCGCATCGGCAGAGTCCTTCTCATAATCCGCGGACTTTTTGCGAAGGTCTGCGATCTTCTTCTCAGTCTCGTAGCGATAGTCGCTGACGTTTTTTTCTAAATTCGCAAGCTCAATGACAAGTGTCTTCTTGGCCGCCTCGATCTGAAGCTCTCCACGCTCTCGGGTGGCGATGTAGTTGTCGAGGGCTTCCAGAGCAGCACGAGAAGCACCTTCTTCTCCTTCGAGAAGCTTGGCGTTGGCCTTTTCGATCTGCTTGATGCGGATCTCGCCGGCGAGGCGGAAAATTTGGACTTCTTTTTGGGCTAGAGACTGGCGCTGTCCGAATAGGTCGTTGTCGAACTTGCGGCGGAGCTCAAAAATCTGTTTTTCGAGATTGTTACGTTTGTTGGCCTGGAGCCTGACATCTTTTTCAGCTTGTTCACGATCACGCAGAGCGTCTACACCCCTGAGCTGCGCTGTAATCGCGGCTTCTTCTTTTCCTAGCTTTTTCAGTTTTTCCCGGGCGCGTTCCTCAAAACGTCCTATTTCGGCGCCAGATACGGCGGATAGGAACTCACCAAAACTTTGAATACCGGGTTTGAGCTCTTCCTTTACTTTTTTTATTTTCTCTCTTACTTCATCTAACTCCTTTATATTACGACTATAATTAGAATTAACAATAGCTTCCCTAAAATCACGAGCTGCTTTAGTGGCACTGCTAGCTTCATCCCCCACGTCTTTGTACGTGGTCTGCAAACTACGTAACGCTTCAGCTGCTCGCTCGTTCGATCTTTGATTTTCTTGAGCGCGGCGAAAACGTCCAAAAAGGTCTATAAGGACGGATAGGCCCACCTGAATGACAGCTATCCAGCCCAGCGATTTAAGAATGGATAAACCGGCGGCTTTAGCACTGGCTCCAAGGCCACGAAAGCTAGCAGCAGTTACGTTTAATTTAGTGCCTGAACTTACTGCTTGTTTACCAACAGTAGCTAGTTCGACGCTTAATGCCTTAAGTGCAACGGCCACAGCTGGAATAAGCGTAGCCGGGCCTACAAGTGCTGTAGCCAGTCCGGCAAGCACAAGTATTAGTTTACCTAACGCTACAACTACTGCCGCAATAGAGGCTACAAGTACACCTAGCGTAGTACCTAAACCACCTACAGCAGGTATTACACTACTTAAAATAAACTTACCGAATAGTGCTAACTGAGTTAGCGCGTCGAATCCTACGCGCTTGAGGAGACCAAGAACAGCAGCGACCTCGGAGAAATACTGGACGATGGGCGTGTTAAGGAAACGCGCATAGAGGTTGAATACGGTCGCAAGGCTCGGGGCAAGCGCGCCCACTACGCTGGCGATATTGGCAAGGGCAGATGCAAGCGCCTCAAAGGTGCCGACTTTGATCCTAACGAAAGCTTCGGCAATGTTCTTGAAAGCGTCGACAAGGATTAGCGCGGTGGGTTTTAAAGCCTCAATTGCTTGAGCCAGTGCACCGACGGTGCGTTGAGCCACTTCTTCAAGCTTCGTAAACCCAAGCTCCGCCACCTTGGCGGCGGACGCTGCCGCTTTGCTTGGATCACCGGAGCCTATACCTGTGCGGCCGGCAGTGAGCCCGACAATGAGGCGACCAGAAGTCCCAACAGCCTTTCCAGCCGCAGAAGCAATATCAAAAAGCTGCTTGCGAATGCGGAATAGCGATTCAAAGACAGAGGACAGGCCAGCAAGCAGGGGATCGAGTAGCCCGCGCCCGAAGTTTTGCCCGATCAGCTCACCGAGGTCAGCGATGTTAGAGACAACACCCGAAAATCCCTCAGCAGCGATCCTTTGGCCTGCTACGGCAGCAGAAAGACGCTCTTCGAGGAACTTGACTACACCACCGGAAGCTGTTTTTGCTTTTTCTATATCTTCATCGCTAATACCTAGCGATTTAGCTAAGTACGAATCCTCGGTTATATCAGCACGAAGAATAGAACCAATTTCTTGACGAGCCTGATAAAGAGGGATACCAAAAGTACCAAGTGCCGCAGCAAAGTTAATCGCCAGATCTTCAGCTTCTTTTAGGCCGCCTCCAATTACACCGACTTGCGCAGCAACAATACCAAAGACTTCAATAACCTCGTTTGAGGTCACGCCAGCTAAGGCGATAGACCGTTCTCGGATGGAATCGATATTCTTTTTTACCGCGCCTGTGAGCGTTAGGATCTTTTGGTAGGGATCTGTAATCTCTTTACCATCAGCAAATACTTTATTAGTAGATGCAAGTGTTGTCTGTGTTTTAAGAATAGTCTCGCGCAGCTTTATCTCACGACCTATTGTGTTATTAAAAAAGCCGTTCCATGCTGACTGTAGTATGTTTACAGCTTCTTTTATTGCGAATGTAGCAAGACCTAATTTAGCTAATACTGTAATTAGCTGGTTACCTTTAGATGCAGCTAGCTGAAAGCTAATGGCAAGAATGCTGCCTGCTTTTGAGGTCTCCTTTAAGGCAGCACCTGTTTTGGCTGCTCCTACGGAGCTTTTAGCTAGCTTTTCAAATTGGTCAACTTTGTCACCTATACCCGGGATATTTTTACTTACTCTGTAAAATGTTTTAATATTGTTTGTTGTTGATTTTATATCACCGCTGATATTGCTTAGCCCTTTATTAAGCGCGCGTAAGTCGATATTAAGTTTGCGTTCTCTTGTGGCTTTATCTGCTACCTGCGCTACTTGCTTTAGCCCACGTTCAGCGGCCTTAGTATCAGCTATTACGTTGAGCCGAAAATCAGACACGAGAAACTATGCGCTACTCGTATGTTACGCAGAATCGGAAGCGCTAGCTGCTAAGGCGGCGTAGACATGCAAAGGAATCTGGCGTTTACGGACGAGCTCGGAAAGAACAAACTTGGTGGGCGCGTCGGGGCCGTCGGCAGTAGCAGCCTCAGGCTTCCAGTCAGGGAAAGGAAGGAACTCACGAGGCTCAATGTTGGGCGCAGGTCGTTTGGACCCGGAAAACCCATGAGCAACCTGTATCAGCACACCGGTGAGGCGTGCTGCGGTCACACTGTGAACATTGGCACGCTCACGGTCATAGTCATCGATCTTCCGCAGCAACCAGCGAATTGTGCTGATCGGAGTGCGAAGAAAGCGCTCGGGGGTGAAATCGCCTCCAATAACGGAGGACCGGACTCGGAAATAGATCGCGTCCCAGTCCGCCAGTGGAGCACGAAGTGTGTCCTCGGCGTTCTTCAGCATTTGCTCGGGGTTCAGCTCGGCTCTTCGGGCTCCGGGGCGTTTCCCTCCGACTTTGGCCAGCCGTCACGTTCCCAGGTAACCAGCTCGAAGATCTGCTCCATTAAGCGGCTAGGAATGGCTTCTGTGTCGTTCTCAGTCCAGTCGGATAGCTTTTGCCAGTCCTTTTGACGAGGTAGTTTTGCTTCACCGCGATACTGCATGAAGAGCGTAACGAGAGCGATCTGCTGCTCTACTGCGCCAACTGAATCACGCTGTAGCTCTTCAAGTTCGTTGGCGTAATCGTATAGGAGCTCCTGATTATCTTCGGCGGAATTACCAAGAAGTTCAATTGCTTCTTTTGTTGTGATTTCTTTATCTTGAGCAATGCGCTTAGCGAGCTTAAGCGAACGGAATGTTGATTTGGATTGTTTACGCCCTATATCTTCAATACCCTTAGCTTCACCTGGCACAAGGTCGTGGTACACCGGAAACCGAAAAGGACCAATCTCGTAATACTCCTCAGGGGAAAAGAGCAGAGACGCGTACTTAGACATGGACTAAAGGGAGATCGACGGACCATGACCTGAACGGCTCGGGTTGATTAACGAGCTCGTCAGGCAATTCAACCATAACGCTAGCAGTTTCATACGCTAGGCGTATAGACTTGAATGGGATCAGGGGTTCCAGGAACAAGGCGCCGCAGTGCAGTGTGTCGTCTTGCTCTTGGCAATTCACTGCAAACACCATGTGGGCAGCGTCCATCAGAAGGTCGTGTTGCATCGGATTGTCTAAAAAAAAAAGCCCTGCAAAAGCAGGGCTAAAGGATTGGCTCCTCCTTAGTCTGACTGCTAAGCGGTCTTGAAGAGGCTTGTGAAACCTTCGAGTGGGAAGAGCACGCCAGAGGCAGAAGGGTTACCACTGCCGTCGAGAGCCTGCTTGATGGCGCCGTCTGCCACGCGAAGGCGGTAGATGGTGTCAGCAGCCAGGTTGGCGGTGGGGTTGATGGTGACCACGTTGCTGCCGACACCACCCAAGGTGACAGTGGCAGGTGCGAGGACACCGGTGTCTGCGACCTCGAGGCGGAAGCCGCTGCCATCGGTCTGGCCCAGGCTGAGCTGCGCGAGCGCGGTCGAGCCATCACTGGTGTAGGTGACAGTGAGGTTGTCACCCACAGCAACCGAGTCCTCATTGGCTGCGGGATCCACGGCATAGCGACGGTCACCGGAGCTGGCCGCAGTGAACAGCAGGCTCGACTGTACGCCACCGAAGGCGAGTTGCGTGGAACCAGCGTCGTAGCGGCCGAACACTGGGCGACCTCGGGACATCAGGTCGAAGGACACCTCGGTGAGGCCCTCAGCTGTGAGGTTCTCGTTGTAATTCATCACCACAGCGTTGAAGCCGGTGAAGTCATACATGTAATTGCCGGATTGACCGTAAGTCTGCCCGAGCTCCTTTAGAAACTCAACGTAGATCTCGTAATCCTTGTTGTAGCGAGCTTTTTCGATGAGGCTGAAACCTTCTTCGTAAGCACCACGGAACTGGGGGCAGTTCTGACCGGCAGGGATCTCTGTGTTCTTCAGGAAGTAGGCAGTCACAGATGCCTGCACCGTAGAACCGGTGATCAGCGAATCG